AAAACCCACATATAGTGGGTTTAATTAAAAATTTAAATAATTAATATATTATGCCCTTCTTAAATCTCCTGCAACACATTTACTAACCTCTGGATACTTTACCATTGAATTAGTAATAAATTCTACCACATCATCAACAGTTTCTATACTCTCTAAATCTTCTACGCTAATTCCTTCCTTATTGGCGCAACATTTAATTCTATCCAAAGTAGTTTCACCAGCAAATTGTGGTGGACAATCTTTAATATTTCTTAAACCTGCCGCTTCTATTGCTGCACCTATACCACCTGCAGGGTCAATAGGTTTTTGTTCATTTAATACCTTTTTAACAATACGTTTTAAATCTGACTCCGTTAGATTTATAACTTTTCCATTCTTTTTAATCTTCATTTTTTTACTTTTTTACTTTTCGTAATTTATATAAGTTTCCTCATCAAAATATCTATCGTGCATAACATATAAAATTAAAAGGTGGGATATTTCACCCACCTTTATTATTATTTTTAAATATCTTCGAAAGATGCTCCAGTGTTAGTGATGTTAAATTCAATACTTATGAATTCTAACGATCTTGTTGGTTTAATGAATATTCTACCATTCAATTCATTTCTATCAATTGATTCTGGTGTATCATCCAACACAACTCTAAAGTCCGTTAAACCTCTTTCTTTTCTAATGTTATCCAATATTGGATTAACCAAACTTAAGAACTGATTTCTTACAACCTCATCATTTTGTTCGAATAACAATCTGATTGAAACCGCTGAAATAAGTTTTCTAGCTTGTAACAACAATCTTCTAACATTAATTCTATTAAGTGCCGTTTCTTTAACTTGTAAGGTTTTGTTCCCAAATATCACAACTCCCACATCTGAGAATGTTGCCATTGGATTAAGTCTTCCTTCATATAAAGTATCTCTATCATCCAATCTAAGCTTCACTCTCGCTTTAACTGCGTTTGTTGTTCCTCTATTTAAACCAGCTGCTGCGAACCAAGGGAACGCTACGTTATCTGTCAATGCAATGTTTCTCATAACTTCTACAGTAGGTGGTAACCATACGTATCTATTATTTTCCGTATCATTCATCTGTAACCATGGCCAGTATGTGGCGGAATAATTGGAATCAATACTCGAATCCTCCACTAAATCAACAGCTTCACCAACCGTTAATGGTACGTTATCCGCATCAACATCTGGAGTTGTTATAACATAAAGCGAATCCGCTCTATCAACCTCAACCATATCAACCGCAGCTTCCACCAAACTAATTTGATTTTGTAAATCCAACCCTGGTGAAGCGAATACGTTAATATTAACAGCTTCAGGGTTATTATATGTATAAATACCATCTAAGAATGCGTAATAATCAGAAGTAATTCCATCATCACCTTCAGAGGTCACATATGTTGAAAATAACTCACTTGTTAACCCTATAGTACCTTTACTACCAGTTTTGGTATAATTATCTCCATTGGTTCTTTGTGTTCTATATTCATCCCATCCATCATAACCACCGAAAGGTGCGAATGTGAATTTTCTAGATGCTAATTTCTCATATGGTCCACCAGTTAAACTAGCGTCTGTTGTAAACGCTGATACCCCAACTTGTAATGTTGGTACGTATGTATTAGCACCAGCATCAATAGTGCCACTAGTTGCATTTACATCTAAATGGAACCCATCCGTTTTACCACTATATGTTCTTTTACCATTGGCATCGGTAACACCAGCGTCAACATTGTTTATTCCTTTATAATCAAAGAAGTCTTGATCAACTCCAATTGTAGAATTCAACCCTAAATAAGTTTTTCTTAATTTAGATGTTGTAAATTCACTATAAGATGTTTTATATTCTATTTTCGGAGCGATTCCAGTTCTATCACCGATATATGTTCTATTTAATACACCCTCAAATCCAGCTGGGAAATGGTTTTTCAAATCTGGATCATTTTCATCATACAATTCAACCATTACATATTTACTTCGTAAAGGATATTCCCCATCTGAAGTACCTATTTTTCTAGCTATATAACCATTACTTGTACTATCCATAGATAAGTTAGAGAATTTTTCAACAACCGATGGATTAGCATCAGTATCATTAAAATTTCTAATCATTAAATCAAAAGTTTTATTATCTGGTCTAATGTTTATAATTGAAAATTTAACATCTTCATTTGCTGCGTTTCCATCAGATATTGTAATAAGTCTAAATAATCTTTGTAATGTTGATCCTGCACCTGTACCTTTAAGTTCTGATAAAACCCAAGGGGTGTATGATGATAACCATTTTTCTTTGTAATCATTTAAGTTATTTGTACTATCTGCGGATATAGAAACAAATGTAACGTCCAGACCCCTTACCTTTTCATTAGTAATTAAATCTTCTAATACGTTTCCATAAATCTCCTCAACCCATAATTCAGTTTCCTTATCTTGTGCTGAACTACCAAATACTTTAGGTAAATAGTTTTTAGATGTTTTATCCATAGACACATCATAATCTATTGTTACACCAGCACTTGAGGTACCAGTAATTGAAAATGATGCTAAAGCGTCCGTAGGTAAGTTTGTTGTATTTGCCATAACCACATCAGTCGCCCCCGTAACGTCATATATTAAATCTTCATTACCGTCATAGGTTCCTCTTGATCTAAGTGTTGCAATCACACTACCATCTATATCACTATAACAACTAGCGGTGTATGTTACCACAGTACCTGTAGTTGCACCCGTTACAAAAGATCCTGACGTTCCTGTTGCAGTTACTTCCATTTCAAAAGTCGCCCCACTAAAAGTACAAGCAGTTTCATCTTTTATGTATGATGGTGTAGTAGTTGATATTGTACTCCCAGTATCTAATAAACCAATAGAGTTGAATAATGAAGATATTTCTCCTCCATCATATAATGCTTGTAAAAGAGGGTCAGCAAAATCAATTGATAGTGGTGTCCCTGCCGTTGTTGCAGAATAAATAGTAATACCACCAGTTGCACCTGTGGCGGTACTAACAGCGGTTGATGGATCGTGTGCTGCATCCAATGTTATTGACCACGCATTTCCTGCGTCATATCCTGATAACCCTAAAACTCTACTTACGTATAATTGGTTTGTTTGAGTTAAAAATGATTTTGCTATGTAATTGAGTTCGTATTTTTGGAATCCATTCCCTTTAAACTTTTCAGGGTTAAGTCCACCAAAATAACTAATAAACTCATCGTAATTAGAAATGAAGACTGGTTCAAACGCTGGACCTTTGGGTGTCTCCCCCAATAACCCTAACGTTGTTACCCCAACCTGTCTAGTTACGAATGTTAAGTCCTTCTCCGATGTGAACACACCTGGACTTACAAAAATTCTATCTGTTGATGCCATTTAATTTTATTTTTTATATTATATTATGTAATTCTTTTATTTATAAATATGCAAGTTTTTATGAAAAATTTCTTTTTGTTGTTATACAACAAAAAATAGTATGTATTTTATCATACTTTTGTCATACCCATATATTTATAATATATGAAAAGGGACAAAAACTTAAAAATAACACCACAAACACATAAATTATTAAAAGTGTATTGTGAAAAGAATGGTCTTAAAATGTTTGCGTTTGTAGAAAAATTAATCAGAGAAAGGTGTAAACCTAAGACTGACATCTATGGTGATGAACTTAATTAAATAATAAATGTTAAACTGTTTCCCACCAGTTTCTAATAGTAGTACTATTGAAACTACCATTTATACCTAGTAACCTATTAAGTGTCTCATCTGAGTCCAAATATTGTTCAACGTATACCTCATCTTTCATACTGGTGATAGTAACGGTAAAATTAATCTTATCAATTTCAACTTCTTTTATAGAAACCACTTTCATGGTGTCTTTTATTAATGTATATTTCATCTCCTATTTATTTTTTTATTATTCCTCATAACCATGTAAGATACCAACTACTTCGTTATTACCAGCTATTTCATCAACAAACACACCAGTATTAAACTCTAAGGGTTCAGTAAATGTGTGACTATTTACCGCCAATGCTGATATTGCATTGGACCCTTCGTTAATTAACATTGGGTAAACATATGGTGAACCAGCAGTTGTACCATCTTGTAATTCCACCCTACCCCCAGTGCTTGTGTTAGTATTTTCAATAAATACAGATAAATCGGTTATATATAATGTTTTATCCGTAGTAACGGTATATAATAAAGTATCCACCGCACCCGACAACACTATTTTGACAGGATTTCTACCAGGCAATTGAGATGGTCTTGCACCATTTACTACTTGTAAACTATGATATGTACCATCATCGTTAGTTGTTTCAGCAACATTTACATTTTTAAACGTGGAACCTACTGAACCAGCAATAATATTTCTACCTAAGTTAGCAACCATAGCTGGAGAAATAAAGGCATCTAATCCTAACAGTTGTCCACTTAATGCTTTAGTTAATAATTTTGTTTCATAAAATAATTGTGTTGTTGTTCCTGTTCCCGTATTTTCAAAAGTGTATTGAACGTATGGTGTAAATGCTGGTGCTGCATAGAGTTGAAATCCATTGGCAGAAGTATATGGAACAGAAAGATATCTTTCTACCCCATCAACACCAACAGTA